GGTCCACAACATCCCGTTACTTTTGCATGAATTGCTTTAAAACGACCGTTTTACTTCCCCCTGAAAAAACCAAATGAAAATCGAGACCATCAAAACCACCGCGCTCATCCCGTATGCGCGAAATTCCCGCAGCCATTCCGAATCCCAGGTGGCGCAGATCGCCGGGAGCATCCGCGAGTTTGGCTTCACGAACCCTGTCCTGATCGACGCGGACAACGGTATCATCGCCGGTCACGGCCGGGTGATGGCGGCAAGCGTGCTCGGGCTGGCCTCAGTCCCGTGCATCCGGCTGGCGCACCTGACCGACACGCAGAAACGCGCCTACATCATCGCGGACAACAAGCTCGCGCTGAACGCCGGGTGGGACGAGGAGATGTTGGGGTTGGAGCTTGGCGAGCTTGCCGAGTTGGATTTCGACATGGATTTAATTGGATTCGGTGAGGATGAGCTTGCCGCGCTGATGGCGGAAACCACCGAAGGCGAAACCGACCCAGACGATGTTCCTGCGCCGCCAGTCGATCCGGTGAGCGTGCTGGGCGACGTTTGGATTCTCGGCAAGCACCGGATCGCCTGCGGGGATTGCACGGATCAAGGCACGGTGGACAAAGCGCTCAACGGCGTGCAGCCGCACCTGATGGTGACCGACCCGCCTTATGGGGTGGAGTATGACGCGAGCTGGAGAACGGACGCGGGAATCAACAAGAAGCACCAGAAGGCGGCAACGGGTAAGGTCTTGAACGACGACCGAGCAGACTGGCGTGATGCGTGGGCGCTCTTCCCCGGCGAAATCGCTTACGTCTGGCATGCACCCGGCGAGAATCAGGCTGAGGTGATGGAGTCCCTTAAGGCGTGCGATTTCCAAATCAGGAACCACATCATCTGGGCGAAACAGCAACTTGTAATTGGCCGAGGCCACTACCATCACCAGCATGAGCCGTGCTGGTATGCCGTCCGTAAAGGCGGCACCGGACACTGGGCGGGCGACCGCAAACAGACAACCCTCTGGAAGATTGACAAGCCCCAGAAATCCGAAACCGGACACAGCACGCAAAAGCCGGTCGAGTGCATGAAGCGTCCCATCGAGAACAACTCCTCACCGGGGCAGGCCGTTTATGAACCATTCAGCGGCAGCGGAACCACCATCATCGCGGGCGAGATGACAGGCCGCAGCATCCACGCCATCGAGCTAAACCCTGCCTATGTCGACGTCGCGGTGGAACGCTGGCAAGCATTCGCAGGCAAGCAAGCGATCCACGAAGCCAGCGGCAAGACGTTCGATGAGATGAAAGCCGCGAAACCATGAGCGCGAAGAAGTCACCAGCGAAGAAGGCAGCCAAGGCGGCACCGCCGAAGCCATCCGCGCCGAAGGTTGCGCAGGCTGACACCACCCAGCTGTGCCGCCTGTTCAACCTGACATCGGCCCGCATCGGGCAGCTTGCCAAGGACGGGATTATCTTCAAAACCGAGCGCAACCAATACGACCTGTGGCGCAGCGTGCGGGGATACATTGAGTTCTTACAAAAGTCCAAGACCGAAGGAGCGAGCCACATGGAACGCAGCGGCGTGACTGGCGATGCGCAGGAGCTCACTGAGCTGGTGCGACAAGTCAAAGCAGCTAGAACCTACAACGACGCCCGCACGCTGAAGGTGCAGATCGACGCACTCCGGGCTGGCTACGCGCTGGAAGTCGAGCAGGAACGCTACTGCTCGATGATGCAGATCGAGGACGGGATGGACGGAATCGCAGCCGTGGTCCGCAACTCTATCAAGCGGCTGGAGGCCGACCTGCCGCCGATGCTTGAGGGCCTCGACGCGGCCGGCATGAAACGGATCATCAGTGAGAAAACCGCGCTGGTAATCCAGACAATTTATGACGAAGGGCAACGCCTCAAATCTCCTGCATCTTGAGAAGGTCCGCAGGATTAAGCGGGCGTTTTTCCGCAACTTCCGGCCTCCTTCCACGCTCACCCCGAGCCAATGGGCAAGTGACCGCGTGGCCATCATGGACGGGTTGACGCCTCGTTTCCATGTCAACAACGCGCCTTGGCAACGTGAGCCGTTAGAGGTTTTGGCAGACCCGGAAGCCAAGGAGATAACATTCCTCGCTCCCATCGGCACAGGCAAGACGACGTTCATGGAGGCGGCGCTATGTTACATTATCGCAGAAGATCCCGGGCCGACTCTGTTAGTCGGGCAGACCGACGACGACCTCAAGGACTGGGCCGAAACGCGGATGGATTACGCCATCAATAACACACCGGAGACCGCCGCGCTGCTACCGAGGGACCGGCACAAAAAGCGGAAAATGGAAATCCTCTTTCCTTCGATGTCGCTCTTCCTGACTGGCGCGAATCTATCCGGTTTGCAATCGAAATCCATGCGGCGGGTTTTCAACGACGAGGCTTGGCAATACCGGCCTGGGATGCTGAATGAATCTCGCGGCCGACTGCATGACAGGTGGAACCGGCAGTTTTTCATCCTCTCTCAAGCAGGGGTCAAAGGCGATGACCTAGACAAAGCGTGGGCCAATTCTGACAAGCGCGAATTCGTTTTTGCATGTCCCGATTGCGGGCACTCCCAGCCGTGGAAATGGTGCAACGTCGTGTATTCGATGTATGAGGAACAGTCCAATTTAGAGCGAGCGCAATCGGCCAAGCTCAAATGCGAAAACCCCGAATGTGATTGGACATGCGTTGATGCGCCACAACCCCGGCGCTTGCTGGCGGAATCGGCCAAATATGAATCGACCGGGAGCGGATTGCCGGGGCATATCGGCTTCCACTATAACGTCCTTTGCAACTGGCGCAAGCCCTTGTGGGAAATCGTCTTGCTCTGGCTAGAGGCAAAGGCGGCGATGAAGATTGGGAACACCGACCCGTTGCGCCAATTTATTCAGAAGCGATTAGCGGAACCATGGGAAGAAGATCTAACCGACAACCGGGCGGCGCTGGTCGGCAATGGATACCTCGCCAGCGAATACGCCAACGGGCAAAAGATCGAAGGCGAAGCATTCCGGTTTCTAACAGTTGACAAGCAGCGCGACCACTTCTGGGCTGTTATCCGTGCATGGCGGGCGGATGGCTCAAGCATGCAGCTCTATTTTGGGCGGATTGAAACCTTTGACCAGATCCACGAACTGGCCACCCGCTGCGAAGTCGCACCGAAACTGGTCTTTATTGACGCTCAGTATGACACGGACCTCGTTTATTCCGCCGCGTCGCCGATGAACTGGACGGCGCTCCACGGGTCCGGACAGAGATCATTTCCATACAAAAAGAAAAACGGCGACATCGTCCAACGACCGTTTGCTAGATTTTCCGAGGCGTCCACGACGAGCGGCAAGAGGTGCCGTTACGCGCACTGGGCAAGCGACCGGGTCAAGGATATCCTGCACGCGCACCGGACAGGCCAGGCGGCGGCCTGGGATATCCCAGACGATGTCCCCGCCGAATATCTAAAGCAGATTGATTCAGAAACTAAGCGGGAGATCACCAACTCGAAAACGAAGCAGGTGGAATATCGGTGGGTCAAGACGCGGAGAGATAATCACGCCTGGGACGTCGAGGCGATGCAGATAGTTGCCGCGTTGATGTTGCGGTTGATTCCAGGCTTTGACGTTTGACACCCCGCCCGCAACTATGGCGGGCGATGTAAGGAAAGCGGCAACAATCTGGGCCAAGGGCGCAATGCGGAATCCCGCGCAGACGCGCGTAATCCGTGCCCGATACGATGCGCTTTTCGCTCAATCGCTCTCGGCTGGAGGTCTTGATACCGTCACCAACGCCACCAAAAACAGCGTGACGATGGGCAAGGCGATCGGTCTAACCGTGATTGAAACGCTTGAGGCGTTAGGAATGGCGGTGGACTGGATTGATGGCGGCGCTATCCCGTGCCAGTCCCGATCGCTTGGCAGGTTTTGACAGTTGCCGCCTAGTCAATGGCCATACTTGACGAATTCGGGCGAAGCGCGCAATACAAAGCGGTTAGGGCGGTCAATAACAACGCCCATCGCCCGTATGAGCCTCTCGAAAAGAAGGACATTAGCGAACTCATCCCGGCGACTGACCGCAAGACTGTCGTTAGTCACGCCCGCAGGATTTATCTGAATTTCGGGCCGATCAAAAGGGCGATCAATCAACGGTCGATGTATTCCGTCGGTCGCGCATTTGTCCCGCAATTCAAAGGCGATGACATGGAATTCGGCAAGCTGGCGACGGATTGGTTGATCAACTCATTCTATCCAATTGGAGCGGCCCAGGGCGGGATGCACGATTTCAAAACCTGCCTTTTCGGATGGTCGAGTTCGCTGGACGTGGACGGGGAAATCTTTATTCTTCTAACCGAAACAAAGGCCGGATATCCGCAATATCAAGGCATCCCCTCACACCGTGTCGCCACGCCCAACGGGATGCAAGACGGACCGTTGCGCGGCGGACGGATGGAGGATGGAATCATTTATTGGCCAAGCGGAGCCGCCAAGGAATACGCGTTTTGTGACAAAGCAGGCAAATTTCTGGAATGGATTCCAGCGTCAAACATGATCCACCTTTATGACCCTGAATGGCAATACCAAGGTCGGGGTCTATCAGCTTTGACGAGCTGCATAAATGACTGCCGGGACATTATCCAAAGCACGGAATGGGAGAGATTGGCGATGCTGCAAATGTCTTCCATTAGCATGATAGAAACCAACTCGAACGGCGGGCCTGATGGTGATGACCCATTTACTACCCTTTCTGATTCCTCCGTTGAAAACAAACAGATGACAGTCCAAAGCATGGACGGCGGGACTATTCGGTATCTGAAAGCGGGAGACGGCAGCTCTATTCAGACGCTGCAAAACACCCGCCCCGGCAATCCGTTCATGGATTTCCACGACCGTTTATTAAAATCTTCTTTTGCTTCGATTGATTGGCCTGCAAGTTTTTACACTGGCTACGGCGCAGGCGGAGGAACCGCACAGCGGTTAGAGATCGCATCAGCGCAAAGGTCAATCGAGGACCGCCAAGACCTGCTATTCTACGCCGCAAAACGACTGGTTTCCTATGCAATCGCCAAGGCCCAAAAACGCGGTGACCTGCCGCAGTCCGCCGATTGGTGGAGGTGGGAATTTTCATTCCCTCCTAAGCTAACAATTGACGATGGCCGCGTCATGAAGGAGCTGGAATCGAGCTACAAGCTCGGATTCAAGTCTGCCTCCGACATCACCGCCGCAATGGGCAAGGAATACAAGGATGTGATCCGTGAGAAAGCGGAGGAATCCGCGATTCGCCAACTGATTGCAAAAGAAGTCGGTGACAAATACGGCATCGAAATCGACCAGCGGGAGCTTGTGATGCTCACCCCAAACGAAATGGCGGAGAACAGCCAGAACCAAAACCAACCCTCCAAACCAAATGAATCTAACGATTGAAAACCGCGCCGGAAAGCTTCGGCTGAATGATGGCGTCCACAAGGACTCCGCCGACAAACTGATCGAGGAACTCGATGCACTCTACGGCCCGTCCGCAGTCGGCATCATGTCAATCAACAACGTGATCTGCGCTGCCGACGACGCGCTCGAATCCGTTGAGGTTGAAATCAACAGCCCAGGCGGCAGCGTCTTCGAGGGCCAGCGGATTTACAACGCCCTGCGCGGCATCTCCGCCCGTGGCGTCGAGGTGACGACCACTGTCAACGGCCTGGCCGCCAGCATGGGCAGCGTGATACTCATGGCCGGCGACAAACGGCAGATGACCCAAGGCAGTCGGATTATGATCCACGAAGCCAGCACGATTGCAATGGGGGATTCCCGTGCCATGCGTAAAACCGCCGATTTGCTAGAGGGAATCAGCTCGGAAATTGCAGACATTTACGCGGAACGGACAAGCGGCGATAAGAAAGCAATTCGAAACCTCATGTTTGCTGAAACATGGATGACCGCAGACGAGGCCAAGGCTAACGGTTTCGTTGACGCCGTGTTGAAGGACGGAAAAGCCAAGGCTGAATTTGACAGCAACGGGAAAGGCATGAGCATTTTTGCGAAACTATTCCCCGGCAATGAAGACGCACTCAAAGCCGAAGCGTCGATCCTCGAAAACGATTCCCTTCGTGCTGAACTTGCCGACGCGCAAGCCAAGATCAAGGAACTAACCGGATTGTCCGAAGCGAACGCCGCTCATCTTTCCGACCTTGCAACGGCTCAGGCCAAGGCTAACGAACTTGAAATCAAGATCGGTGAATTCGAAGCCAAGGTTGCGGATTACGACATCAAGGTTGCGGAACTAACCGCCGCCTCCGAAGTCTCCGCTGAAAAGGTCTCCATCAAGGCCGCCGAGTTTCTCGCCGCTCAGGGCCACCCGGCCCCGGTTGCGCTTGAAGGACAAGGCGGGACTGCTCCCGACCCTATCAAATCTCTGCACGGATTCGCTAAAGTCTCCGCTGCTTTTGCCAAAACCAAATAATTCTACTAACCAACTAACCATATGGCTTCCATCACCCTGCTCGACGTAGCAAAAAACAACGGCTCTGACGCCGTGGTCGGACTCATCGAAGAGTCTCTATCTGCAACTCCAGAAATGGCGCTTTTCCCCGTTCGCACGGTGGAAGGAACGGGTTTCAAAACCCTCGTCCGCACTGGCCTGCCAACCGTAAACTTCATCGCCGCCTCACAAGGCATCGCCGGCGGCAAGTCCACCTTCGACAACAAGCATTTCGATTGCTCCGTCCTTGGAGGCCGCATCGAAGTTTGGAAGACGGTCCTTGACGCCCCCGAAAATGGCCCGGCATCCGACATCAAGGCCACCGAAGCCGCTGGCGTCATGGAGGCGGCTCTGCGCAAAATCGGCACCCAGATCTTCTACGGCAAGACCGCTCTCGGTGTTGCAGCTGGCTTCCCCGGCCTCGTTAGTTTCGTGGATTCCGGCATGATCAAGGACGCCACCGGCACCACCGCCGACACCGGGTCCTCGGTCTATATGGTCAAGTTTGGCCCTCGTGATGTGTCTCTCATCATGGGCAAAAATGGCAGCATGGAACTAGGCGAATTCCGCGTTGAATCGTTAGAGGATGCCGATGGTAACAAAGGCCCAGGCGAAGTTGCAGACCTCGCCGCTTGGATCGGCTTGCAGCAAGCGAGCAAGAACAGCGTGGTCCGCATCAAAAACCTCACCGCCGATTCCGGCAAGGGTTTGACCGATGCGCTTCTCGCCTCCGCCCTCGACCTCGCCCCTGCAGGCTGGGTTCCTGATGCGATCTTTATGAGCCGCCGCAGCCGCACCCAACTCCAAGCCGCCCGCGCTACGCTGGTCGCTCTGAATGGCAACGGCAAGGCCGGAACCCTCGGCGGTGGCTCGGCATACGTGCCAACCCCCACCGATTTCGAAGGCATCCCGATTGTCGCCACCGACTCGCTTGTCAACATCGAGCCAATCGCCTAACCCTAACCACTAACCAATTAATTATATGGCTAACGAATTTGCACGAAACGTCCGCGATTACGCGCACACGATCACCCGCGCTCTGCCAACCGCTGACGGCACTGTTACCAGTTCCGATATCGACCTTGGCGCTGGCTCCTACAAGGGTGAAAACTATGAGCTGGAGATCACCATCCCCGCTCTTACGGCTACCCAGCTCCCCAACGCTGACACGCTGACCATCACCATTCAAGCTGGCGCTGCCGTCACCCCCACTACCGCCGTTGCGGTCCTTCCGGTTATCACTGGCTCGACTGGCCACGCTGGAAGTGTTATTCGCTACCGCTTCCCATCTAACGTTGCGCGCTACGCCAACGTCAAGATTGTCGCGGCAGGCGGAACGGGTGACATCTCCGCATCGTCCGCGACAATCCGCCTGATCTTCTGATTTCTCTGGTGTGTGTTATTGCTAACGCCCGCACGGCTTTTACCCGTGCGGGCGTTTTGCTTTGACACCCGCCGCTAGGAATGAGCTTAGTTGATGATTTTCTAACGTCCGGGCTGGATGCCATAGACGCCACTTTCGGGACCGTTCCCATGGTATGCGAGGGGCAGACCTTTGATGTGGTAGTTGGTGACTCGACGCGCAGCTATGAGGGGGCGATGGGCGGTCTAGCGGCACCGACATCCCTAACCGTTACGGCTCAGACTGCCGACGTCTCATCTCATTTCGCCATGCTGCAAAAACGCTGCACGGTTGACGGAGTGGCGTATCGGGTGGCGCAAATCTCGGCAGATAACATCTCACTTGTTTTCACCCTTGAAGACGTAAACTCATGACCGCATCGCAAAGAGTAAAGCAAACAATAATCGACGTCCTAACAGAGGCCAAGCCCTCCGCGTCGATCACCGTCGTTGACGCTAAACAGCGCGCCACCTACACCCTGCCATTTATCGCGGTGGATGTCGCGAGCGTGTCCAGCTATGCCGACGACCTCCCCCAGGTGCAACGGATCTCCATGGACATCGTGCTTAAAGTCCACGCCGGGGATGAGGATGACAATGATGTTGAAAACTGGATTGCCGATATCGAGGCCACGCTAGACGGGGCCACCGACATTTCCAGCCTATCAAGCGACGGAATCACGATTTACTCATGGGTTTATGGCGGCAGCTCTCAGGAGTGGGAAGAGTCGGTTTTGATGGTCAACTTCAACGTCGAGTGCCTAGCGGCTAGAGCGTAATTTGACATTCCGGAAAAGGTTAAGTCTAACCTTTACTATTTATGGCCGCTGTAATTTTCAAATCCTCTGCTGCAAGCTCACTCGAATTCGGGGTCGTCAACGAAACGTCGATCATTGTCACTAACTACACCCGCAACGTCACCGCTAAAAAGGTGGAAGTGGTAGATGCCGATGGTGATGTGGTGGCAGTCGCCTACACTGGCAAGGGCGCGGAAATCACTGTGGACGGATACGTTAATGGATCAATCTCTCTGGCGATCGCCGCAATCGCCACACTCGCCAATGATACCACTTCATATGGCGTCACTGGGGGCACGGTTCTAATCAATTCGATTTCCGAAAGCACCGGCCAAGGTGAGTTCACGAAGGTCTCTATCAGCATGACTCAATACTCGGAAACGCTGAGCTAACCAATCTAGGAGCCGACGCCTCCCGGCTTAACAGGAGGCAAGAAACAACAACAAAATGCCGCAAGAACTATTCCACACGATGAATCTCAAAGTGGCCGCCGCGCTGGCCACCATGGGCTTTGAAGCCAACGCTCCGCCTGTCACCCGAATTGTTAGGGAGGACGGCAATGAGTCGGTGATTTTCTGGTTTGAGGCCACCAATGACCGGGGAGAAAAGGCGATGACCATTGCCCACGGAATGACCAAAGGTGGCGAGGCACTAGATAAGTCAGACCCAGAAAACATCATCAATTACCTGCGCTGTTTCGCGGCCAATAGGGACGAGATGATCGGTCTAATCAAAAACACGCCGCGCCAGATAGAGGTGCAAAAAGGCAGCCGGAAAATGCTGCTGTCTGAAAACGCATCAGACGAAACCAAGCGGAAAACCGCCGCAATAATTTAACCAAAACAAAACATGAATGAAGAATATCAAACAGATGATGAAGCAGTTCGGGAAATCGGTTTCACCGCAGGTCCGAAAGAAGTCGCAGGGATTATCTTGCGTCCGGTGACAGCGCTATCGCTCTCATGGCTACAACGGAACGGTGTTTTCTCGGATTCGTTCGGGGATATGCTGCAAAAAACCGCCGCGTTTGCGTTTCTCCACAGCGCAGACAAGCAGGCGATCCGGAATGTTGTCAATGACCGAGCCGCATTCCTCGACGCGGTTGACGACTGGATTGAAACCAGCGTGTCGCATCACACCGAGCTTGAACCATACGCCACGCAGATGAATGAATCGTTAGAGCACTACATGGCCGCCACCACGCGGGCCGCAAATCCTGGCGGCGGAAATCCAACGGGAAAAAAGTAGCGTCCGCAAGCTGGCTGGCAAACTACGTCAAGGAGCTTGGCCGGTTAGGTTATGGCTTTGTCGAGGCAATGGAGGTGATTCCATTCGCGGCCGGATTGCAGTTGATAGACGCGGACTATATCGCAAACGGTGTTGAGTTAGTCTATGTTATGGACAATCCGCGATCAGATTTTGACTCCATGTCCTTAATTGACAAAGCGTTTTCAAAATTCCATGGCAAGAGCAGCATCCATTAGAGCCGACACCGCAGACTTGCGGGCCGTCTTGGCGCAGCACTCCGAGTTTGCTCAAAAGACGGTGCCGGACATGGTGCGGGCACATGCTAGGCTTTGCGCGGTGGAACTGGCACTGCGGACAACTCCGTTCAGCGTCGGCAGCATGAATGAGAAGGCCAAAGAACTAGGCGAAAAAGCGGTTGAATGGGATATCAAAAGAATGATAATGGATCGCAAGGATTTCGAATCATTCATCGGCAACTTTGGAAACGAAAGACTCAGCGCCCGAATCCAGAAACTAATCGCCGCTGGAAAATGGTCTACGCTAACAGAGGTTTTAAATAGAATCGGATATGCCGAAAAACTAGGCGGCGTGGATTTTGTTAAAAGGTCGGGTTTTGCAGAGTTGCATGAAAAATACCGCCACAAAATTACGGGGCGCACCCTCAAGAAAACGGACAAGATGCATGTGGCAACTTCCAGCGTTTCCGGCTATGTCAAAAAGGTTCAAAAGCGAGTAGGCATGTCCAAGGGTGGCTGGGCTCAATGCGCTCGTCTGGTTGGGAATCTCAAAGCGGGGAAGAATGGCAAAGCGGCCGACAATGCCCGAGGCATCCCGCAATGGGTTAAGCGTCATAAACACGGCGGTGAGGTGGAGGATAAAACTAACAACACCAAAAACCCGCATGTGATAATGACTAATACTTTTCCATGGATTTCCCGCATTTGTCCAAAAGTCGAGCAAGACAATTCCGTCCGTATTGCTACTCAAAAGATGCTCGAATCGTTCGTCCACGCGCTCAAAGCAGCCGCGAAAAAGAACGCGAAGGATAACAAAGCGAAATCAGAACCAAAATCAGCATGAGCAAAGTATCGGTGGAATTTGGCGCGAAGGATTCAGGTCTTGATACGACTATCAAAAAGGTCGGCAAGAGTCTTGATGGACTGGAAAAAGACGCGAAAAAGGCAAGTGACAGCGTTGATAAAGTCGATTCCAGCTTTTCAAGCATGGCCAAAGCGGGCGCGGGGTTCGCAGTTGGCGTTGGTGCTATAAAAATAGCATTCGACAGTGTGGTTTCCGCCATCGGCAACTTCAAGGACGCCTTTGATTTTGCCGGAGAAATGAAAGATATGTCCGACAGGACGGGAATAGCGGTTGAGGACTTGGCGACGCTTGAAAGGGCGTTCAAAAATGCCGGCCTATCAAGTGATGATGTCCAAAAGTCGATCAATAAAATGCAGAGGTCTATCGAAGACGCTGGAGAGGGCGGTGAAAAAACCGGGAAGGCATTTGAAAAATTAGGACTGAATTTCGATGACATCAAAACTAAGTCTCCAACTGAGCAGCTGGAAATCATAGGCAAAAAAATCAATGAGCTCAAAACCCCTGCGGAGAGGACGGCAGTGGCCGTTGACTTGTTCGGGAAAAGCGGCGCGGACATGCTAACCGTTTTCAAGGACGGTAAAAACGGCATCGAGGAGGCAAGAAAGGAACTCGGCAGCTTTGGCCGAATACTGGATGAAAATGCGCCAGCCATGGATTTGATCGCTGACAAATTCGGTGCGATCAAAAACAAAGGGGAAGAATTCGCGACAGGGCTCGTTAGCGGCGTGCTCCCTGCTCTTGGTGATCTTACGACTGAGCTGGGTAATTTTGATGCTGCAAAACTTGGTGAGGTGATTGGTGAGGCGATATCCGATATTGCTATACCAGCGATTGAAGACCTAACTGAAAAAATCAAGACCATTGATTTTAATGATCTACAGGCACGCCTAGAGGGCGCGTTAAGCTCGATTGGAGACGGGTCAATATGGGATATCTTCGCGCTGAATGCATCGGCCGCAATCTTGGATTTTGGGGCCAACCTATCAGCGGCAATGGCAAACGCCACGACGGGCAAGGTGGAAGCTATGGGAGGTGGGTGGCAGCAAAACGGGTTGCCCGGGGCGATTGCTGCCGCGTGGGCGAGCAGCCCCTTTGCGACTGATGATCAAAAGCGCAATTATGACGCCAACACAAAAAGAATGTTTGGCCACAACCCGACCAAGGGAGTGGAGAGAGCCCCAGATCTAACATTGGGCAAGGAATTCAGGGAAGAGGCTGACCGACTTTGGAATGCCGCCAAAGAAAAAGCGGCAGAGAAGAACAGGCTTGAAGCTGAGGCCAAGTTAGGGATGAAAGACCTGATGACGCCGGACGTTTCGGAATCCACGAACAAAATCCCGTCATGGCTCAAGTATGATGAGGATGAGGCAAAAAAACAAAAGATGCTTGCGCTCAAGCGTGAGGGGTTGGAGCTGGAGACCAAGATTTCCGAGGCAATAGCCGACGGCAACCTAGCGGAAGAGACGCGGCTAGAAGCTCAAAAGAAATTCAATGATGTCCGGGATAAGGCGATTGATGCAGGAAAGACCGAAAGGGAAGCTGAAGACCTAGCAGAGCGCGCAAGGCTCGCTTTTATTGACACCCGCGCAGACAAAGAAAAGGCGGCTCAGGATGCTAAGCTAGCAAGGCTAAATGATGAATTGTCCGTGACCGAGAAAATAACCAAGCAAATCGAAGCCGCGCAAAAGGCGCAGGGGATCGACAAGGGCGGGAAGCTACAGAAGGAAATCAATGAGCAAATCGAAGGTGGCAATTTCAAACGCGCCAAGCGGCTGAATGAAAGGCTGGCGGACAAAATTGATGAGGATTTGATTCGCAGGAAAGACGGCAAAGTTGATAGGCGCAACCTAAAAGACATCGCCAAAGATGAAGGCATCGACACCTTCCGCATGTCCCGCGATCAAATCCGCGATGCCATCCTCAAAAAGCGACAGGACGGATTGAAGCCCGACAAAAAGGGCCTAAACAAAGATGAGGTAGCGAAGAAAGCCGAGGCCGACAAACCCGCGAAAGCCGACCCGGTTGACGCACTAACCAAGCTTGTCGAGAAAATCCACGGCCTAGTTGCCAAGATCGAACCAAAACTTCCACAACACGCACTGAACTAACATGGCCGCAATCGTATATAAATCAGGATCGACAATATGGAGGATGGGCGGGCGAACCGTTGAAACATTCCGCAGCGGTCTAATCAAAACGACTGACACATACAAGACGCAGATTGCGGATATTGATGCGAGCTTGGCGACATTCGCGGTAGGCAGCTCAATCGCCGGCGTTTCTCAGGCGTACGATGGAGTTAAAATCTATCCGGAACCGCAGTGGAGAGATGACGGGGACGGATTAGCGACAATCTCCGTCACCGGATACGGGCGCACGCGTCCGGCGACTGGATTCACGGTTGAGCCGAGGCTAACGCCGGGCCTGCTCGAGGAGATAACGACTTCTCTCGATCCCGATACTTTTGTCACACAGCTTGTCGCAACCAGGCAAATCCAATGCACAAAAACCGATTTTGTTTGCCGCTACATTTTGGCTGACGGGGATGAATTCCTATTTGACGCATTTTCAACGCTGAGCTCACGATTCATCGCATATGATAGAGAGGGGGGGAAATTAGCTTACAGCAGGCTGACTCAAGCAGTCAGTCAGCCCGAAACGAATTATTTCGGATCGTTCACGGAGGTTACGGCGGTAGTCGTCTATCAACCAACGCTGGTAATTACAACAAGAGCATAACAGATGGGCCCGCTACCAATCAACTTCGAGGCGAAGCTCAAGGAGCCGAAAGCCATCAACGGCGGCTATCCGTATTCTATCAAGGCCGAGGATCTAATGAAAAACTTTGTGGATGCAAAGCTGGAGGTGGACGATTCTATCCACTCAAGCGGATTGCAGCTTGAGGAATATGTGGCCTACGGAGACAACGGGCACCCGGGCCGGGCGATCCGGATAAATCCAGAAAGTGAATTGGTTGTCAGCAACAATCGCCACCCGTGGAAAGTCACGCAAAGCGGACTCAACGGGGACATCCCTGTTTTTGATGTGTTAGGCGGAGTAGTGACAGTCCAAGGCACTAGCGTTTCGGTGGCTGATGATCTGGGCTTATCAGGATTAGCAAGCTCGCTTGCCTACGTCTATCTAGAAATCACACGGGAGACTGCATCTCGCGCTTATGATCCTGAATTCCCGCCAATAATCGAGATTGGTGACGAGTTGCCGGTTAGCACCAACGCGAGCGAATATGTGATATTGGCGACAATAGCGGCGGGAACTTTTGAAATCACACAGTGCCGCAACGACGAGATTTGCAGCTATGAGCTGTTAATTGTCGCCAACGGCGAGTTCGCCCTGATTCC